TGATTGGTCTTTATTATCCCAAAATCCTTCTTCCTTATTTGCAGGAATCATATTAACTGGGCTATAAATTTGGTCTGCAAAATCTTCTTTAATAGTATTCAAACCAATAAATCTTCTACCATCGTTTGAAGTAATAAAACCAGCGTACTTTAATGTTTTTAAATACTCAGCTGTTGCCTTCATATCGCCACGCATTAACATAGCCACGTTAAATTTAGCGTCTAATCTATCCATTTCATCAAAACGGAATAGTTTACGCTCAACTTCTTGTTCCCATCTTACAAACCACGGCATTAAGCAATCTGTAACGTATTCAATATTCAATTGTTCTAAGTTACTTGAACCAGTTGGTCCAGCTTGTAATTTACTTAATGGCATTCTAAACCATTTGGCTATATCAGATACGCTAAACTCTTTGGCTTCTACCATTTGCGCTTCGTTTGGTTGCGCTGAAATTTTAGTAAACTTAGCTCCACTATGTAATAAAGCTACGCCATTATTTGTTCCGTACTCTGACTTGTATGATTTGTTAAACGAATCCTTTATTGAACGTGCAGTATTCTCATCCTTAACAACGCCTGGCACTTCTAATACACCAGTCATTGTGGCTCCTGAACCAAAAAACGAACTTGAATAAGATTGAATTGCTAAACCTGAGCCAATAGATTCTGCTGCATATTGTAAAATCGATTTACCAACATAACCATCTCCCATTGCTCTAATATGGAATATTGCATTTTCGTTAAATGTTCCGTAGATACCTGACTTTACATCATTAATAATGTAGTAAAGAACTTGGTCTACTACTTGAACAGTTACATAAGTAGGGTCAACTAAATATAATTGAGTTGGCTTGCCATCGTTATCTCTTTTTATGTAAGCAAAAGCATTTCCAAAACGTAAAGCGTATTCGGTCATTGTCTGCCTAAATGTAAAAGGAGTATAAAGATTGCTTGGATATTTGTTTAGTAAAGATGTTGCTCTATGCAAAATAAAAGTCTTGTTTCCATTAGCATCTATTGCAAAAGTTTCAAATGGAACCTTGGCAATATCTTCCGAAATATTACGGACACACGCATAGTAAGCCGCCAACTTCATTGAAGTTTCGGTGTTGACATTCTGCCCACTTGTGTTAAAAAGACTATTAAACCATGAAGATACCGAACTTAGCGTGTAGGTGTTTTCTAGTACGCCCCCATAAGTTTTGGGAGCTACCCTTTCTTCAACACCAAATATTCGTTGTATTATCCCCATTTTGATAGCAAATGTAATTTGAGTTTTTATTATTACATCAATATTAAAAATATAGTTACCTAATTAGTTACCTATTTATTTTATAAAACTTACTCTTTTCTTTTTTAAATGAACTATATGACTTATATCGATTTACTCCATATTTGGATAAATGATATATTTCTAGATTTTGCCAAATAGCCTCGCCATTTAATTTTGCATTATCTGGTAAAACAATCATTTTTAAGTATTTATAAAAATACTCTTTTTTGCTCATTTTAGAATACATAGTTTTCAATTAATGGGTTATCCTTCCAATCCTCTAATGCCCTTCCAACTGCGTTTACTAATGCACAAGGTCCATCCACTTTGTTTTTAGATTTACCTTTGTGAATTTTATAGTTTCCATTTGCATCATCTTGGTAAACTTCTACGTTACTAATCATCCAAGCCATTACTGGGTTATTGTCATGGATTAAAGTTTCATTCATAATCCACTCGTACATTTGTTTGGTCGGTCCAGTTACTGAGCCAACAGATTGACTAAATGCTTCTACGTTAATAGAATAGTCATTGTAAAGTTGAATCATAAACATTGATGCCAAAGCTTTATCGTATGCAATTGGCTTGTAATCAAACTTTGAGCATATCTCAAGAATATCCTTTTTGATATAATTGTAGTCTGTCGCATTACCCTCAGTCAAAGTAATGTAGCCATCCCTTGCCCATTGCCTAAAGTTTAATTGGTCAGCCCTAGTACGCTTATTAGCCATATCTTCGGGGATGTAAAACTTCATAAAACATCTCATTTTAGTTCTATCTTCACTAGGAATCAGAATTGATAATGCTGAGAAGTCACCCGTTGAACCTAAGTCTAATCCAATGTAAGCGATTTGTCCATAATAGTTTTCTATTGAATCGCATATTCCCAAACTTCCCCACTTATTAGAATCAATCCAAGTTTTAGCTGAATCTGCCCAAATGTTTAAGTGTTTGGTAATAAATGATGGTTGCTTACTAGGCTGCTCTAATGCCGACTTAAATTCCTTTTCTAATTTGTCTGGCAATACCGAAACTCCGTAATTTGGATTAGCTTGTTTCCAAACTTCCTCATCCCGCCAATCCTCTGAGTCAGATTCATACAACACAACTAGGTGACTTTCAACTTGACTTAATCCGTTTAAAATGTTTTTGCAGTTTTTGATGTGGGTAAAATATGGACCATTCTTATCTGTTCCTGCCGTACTAATAGAAAAGAACAATGCGCCTTGCCTTGCAGCTTGACCTGTAATTAAATTTTCTTTTAACTCATCCGTTTTCTGCAAATGGTACTCATCAAAGATTACCAAAGATGAACCAAAACCCTCAACACTTGGTGCGTCACCAGACAATGCTTTAATGTTTGTTTGGTTGCGATTGCTAATTACGGCAAACTGCATAACTTTAAAATAGTTCTGCAAACTTGGTGTAAGTTGAACCGTTCTTTTTACTGCCTTAAAACAGATATTAGCTTGTTCTCTATTTGTTGCAGCCATGTAAATCTGACCTGCATAATCGGATTGTTCCAAAAATGCGTAGGCTATTGCAATGGATGCAGCCAAACTTGTCTTGCCATTTTTCTTAGGAACGTGAACAGTAACTTCATCAAATCTTCTTAAGTTGGTTCGTTTAGATTTCCACCCAAAAGTCATCGCAATAATAAATGCTTGCCAATCTTCTAGCAAAAATGGTTTACCTGCCCATCTAGATTCTGTTAAACTTAATCGTTCAATAAATTTTATATATCGGTCAGCTTCTACTGAATCAAAGTAATAGTCATCACTTAAAACTAATTCGCTATTAAGTTTCTCGCAAAGTTTCTTTATTTGCTTGCCGTGATTTACTTTACCGCTAATCACATCGCTTATGTATGTTTCGTATTTAGTCATAATTAAAAATCGCTAAATGGGTCCGACTCTTTTTTAGCCTCAAAACTTAATGCAGCTCTACTACTTGGTGTTACTCCAAACTCTTTAGCCATTGCAAGATAATTCTTTTGTGCTTTATCCATAACCATTATCATTGGATTGGTAATTGTCTTGGTTCCGACTACTTGACCATCTTTGCTATAAACCTCTTCTTCTACTTCTAGTCCTTTTCCTCTTACAATATCTTCGGCTTCTCTAAAAATTCCATACCAACTACACAAAGAATGAAATGACCCTAAGTCAACTCTAGTAATTAATCCTACTTTGCCGTACTCGGTAAAAATCTCAGTCCATAACTTTTGCCCCCATTCGTTCAAATCATCTGGAGCTTCTAAGCCAATTTCCATTGATGGCTTCAAATCTGCACTTTTATCTCGGTCTTTCCGATAAGTGCCTTGCATCTTCTTTAATTCTGTTGGTTTTGTTGTGTTCATGTGTGTGCGTGCGTAATATATAAAGTTTTAGTTTAAATCAAATATCGTAACTAACTCAAAATCTGTCAAATGCCAATATGTACATTTAATTAATCCAGTGGTTAGCAGGGGGTGTACAATAAAGTAGACACCCCCCTATGGGCTTTTGTCCAGTATACTAGACACTTTTATACTTAACTATCTGTTTTTTATGTGGTTGCGTTTACTAGTTTCTTTGCCTGTTTTAATAGCATGGCATTGTTTACATAAGGTTTGCAGGTTTGCGAGATCCAAAGCAGCTCCGCCCTCGCTTATTGGTTTGATGTGGTCAATTGTATGGTATGGAATTATGAGATCCAACTTTTCGCAGCTCTCGCAAATGGGATTCAATAACCTTTTATAATTCCGTAATTTTAACCAGGCAGCACACGAATAAAAATTACCTGCTGTTCCATTACTATACTGTGATCCTGTTTTATTTACTTTATTACTTACTGGTTTGATTGGCATATTAATTTTATTGTATTGATTAGTAGTAAGATACAAAATACTTCTTGATAGTTAAATAACTATTTATATATATTTGTGCCATAATTAACAATAAACAAAAATAACTATTATTATGAAAAACACAGCACTACAAACCAGATCAAACTTTAAAAACAAATTACTATCTCACGGATCTACTAACAGCAAAACAGCTAAAAATCAGCATATAGTAGAATCTTATATACTTTATTTGTCACCTTATAAACAGAATTCATTTGGTAAAAATGTATGCGGAAATGCCTCGGCAGGCTGTGCAGCTGCTTGTCTTAATACTGCGGGGATGGGTAAATTTAGCAATGTACAGGCAGCAAGGCAACGCAAAACAGATTTGTTTTTTAGTGATCCCATCGGATTTTTAACTCAATTATATAAGGAGCTTTACTTAATTAATGCCGAGGCAATGCTTGAAAATAAAGCAATTGCAATACGTTTAAACGGCACATCAGATTTAGACTTTATCGAATTGATTAACATTAAACTTAATAAGGATATATTAACAGATTTTGCAAACCTTAAATTTTATGACTATACAAAAAATTATAAAAGAGCTGTAAAGTATTTAGATACTGACTACAGCCTGACATTTAGCAGATCAGAAATAAATGAGCATGAATGTAAAAAGTTTTTAGAGCTGGGGGGGAATGTTGCAGCAGTATTTAGTCAGTTACCAGCTACTTATTTAAACTATACAGTTATAAATGGGGATGAATCTGACTTAAGATATTTAGATCCTGCCAATGTCATAGTGGGCTTATCTGCTAAAGGCAAAGCTAAAAAAGAGACATCTAATTTTGTGATCAATATTAAAAGCTTGTAAATATGTCAAAGTATCAAATATTTTCACCTGATGGAATCACTATAGAAACCACAGCAAACTATAAAAGCAAAAAACAAGCTTTAAAAGCTTTGGAATCATTCAAAAACAAATATAGAAAACAAGGTTTTTATTCATCAGCCAAATATGGGAATATTCACCCGTCAGACATTCAAGACTTTTGCACATTTATAATTTTATAGACATGAAAACAAAATACGTTATATTGATCAGCTTATTTGCTATGCTTTGCGCTGTCAACTGGGGATTCTTAATTTTAGGCTTATCAATTTTATTCTTTTTAACATTTACCAAATAACTAATTATATGAAAAATAATATAAAATATAGGATATTAAACGCAAATAATACCTACTTAAATGCAGGCACAGGTTTAAATTCGTGGTTTGATTTAGAAACTGCTAAAAAATTAGTCAATTATTTAAAAGGTCAAAAAATAGTAGAACATGACGGAATTAATATTTTGTGGGAAATTTTATAATTAATACCTTTATGCCCTGCATTGTTTTAATACTTTGCAGGGATTTTTTTGCTTCCTTACTGGTTTAGATCAATTCAAACCAGCTTTTACCATGTTTTTTTATTAGTAGATCATTATCAGCCATGTTTGCCTGTTCATGCTTTGCTTCCTTTATTACTGTGTATCCTCCTAGATGATTAACATATAATGTATCGTCTATGTACATTTTCATTTTTTCCTGGTTTGCCCTATAGCACAAATCTATGTCCGCAAAGTAGCCTTTAAACGATAAATCAAAACCGCCCAGCTGTTTATACATTTTTACGTTTATTAATGGGGCTGCCATATCTACCCAATTGGATGATCTTATTGTATTGCCTATGGAATTAAAAACTTTGTGAGGGCTGTTAAACGCGGGCGTAATTATAAAAGCGTCGGTTGATATTGCATAGTGTAATAATACATTGTACATTTCAACGGTTGCGCCTGTGATATCTGAGTTTAACATCCAAACATATTGGGAGTTGGTAGACCTTAAAAAACGATCCCAATTCCCCACCCAAAATAGATTGGTTTCGTATCTTATATGGCAGCCTTGAATAGGTTCAGAGCTTCCAGCATCAATCAAAAATATGTCTGGTATCTGATCCTGTAATATAGGGATCAATTCCTGTGTATTGTATACAAGTGAAGCAATCATAATATATTGGTTTTTAGTTAGTTATCTATCTTTGTCAAGTTTTTTGTACACCTAAGTGACCTATTTATAGGACACTAAATAAAAAAAGTGTGTTTTGAGGGGTGTAGGGGTTTTTGAAAAAAAAAATTGACCCTCTATTTTTCGGAAATTCCCCGCCAAAATATTTTTTTTTATTTTTTTATTTTTTTTCCCAACCTCCAGACAAAAATAAAAATTAAATTAAATCTTTTCTAATAAATGCAGCATCACCCCAACCTTTGTATGGCTCT